GGGCGAACATTGAAGTACCGGCTAAGCTCGCTAGTTAGATTAATGTCCTTCTTCGACCGCTTGAGCTTCCAGTTATCGATGTTCTCACCGTGAATGATCTGGAGCCACATGGGCCGCTTAAGATCAATGAGACGATCAATCTTGCCATGCGGCTTGTTGAAGATAGTCTCAGCGTTCATGGCGTTCTCTACTAGACCCTGGAATGGATTGGACTCTGACTTCCAGCCGATAGTGAACACCTGAGCACTGGGGATCTGGCGTACCAGCATACCACGTAGGAACCCTACAGTGCCGGGGCGCTCAGTAGCGTGAGCATGAAACTCTTCTACGAAAGTGGGAGCCAGTGCATCATCGGTATCAAGGTTGACGGTAGCAATCACGCCTCGATGACCACGAATTACCTTCTGTGCCGCTGCAACATCGTCGTCAGGGGTAGTGATGACAATGGCTCCCATCTTCTCGATTCGCCGGATTACCTTATCCGGTGTGCCGTTCTGAACGAATACGTACCAATCAAATCGCTTGTCTGTCTGGGATTTGATTGACGGAGCGGTGAATTGCTCCATCAGTCCTAGGCGATCTTCCATCCACTTAGGATTGAATTGACGCTCCTTAGCCCTGCGGTCAAGGCGGCGCTTCTGTGCGCGCTCATAGCCATTGCCGCGGAACTTCGTATTGAAGCGTGATAGGATGAATACTCGCATTACTTCCTCTTGTACATCTTATATCCGAAGTACGCAGGCACGCAAGCACCCAACATACCACAAATGGCTACAGTTACAGTAGTCCAGTCTACACCATCATGCTTCTTATGAGCAGGCGCAATTTGCTGCTGGGGTGGCATGGAGTCATACCCACCACCCATTAGCGGAAGCATTAATGTTCCCAACATTACTAGCTTACGCATGTTAAGCATCCTTTCCTCTAAGATCACGCCACTTAAGAACTAGAACATAGATATTAGCAGTAGTCTCAAGTGTTACTCTATATGTTACGGTCGGAGGATCACCACCATCAGTCAACAGCCAAACAGGTACGGCGTGCGAAGCTGACGAACCGCCAGGAAATGCATTAGCCAATGGAGACGCAGAACCAGAAGGAGCAGCGGTAGTTACACCGCCGTCAAACATCATATCAGGGTCGTTCGATGCACCACTGAACGAATTACCAATGTAATTAACCATTACTTCAGTCTTCACGCCAGTAGGAGCATTCTCTAGTGTGATACTCTGACCGCCGGTATAGTCTACATTTGTAGCGGAATGGTCTAGAGTTAGAGAGCCAGGAGCCGTGAATACGAATAGATCACCATGCTGAATGAACGGGATAATCTGGCTGGACCCGTCTGTCTTGAACGCACCAAGTCTTCGACGCGCACCATAACCACTAGGGATATTCGCAGCAGTAGCACTTGTGTCAGCATAAACATTAGTGCTACTATCAGTAGAATTGATGATAGCAAATACGTGATACCAAGTGTTAGCCGCCACAGTAGTTCCTAGACCACCTGCGCCTACTACTGATAGATCGATGGACTTGTTCGCCGTAAGAGATGCGAACGTTCCAAGGATATTAGTACATGCAAATCCCGCGGCTACATTCAATACCGTTGCTGAGGTTCTACTTAGAATGAAGCCGTCAATAAATCCCCTAAGCTGCTGGACTAGGATAGAGGTGTTGGAGTCAGATGAGATGTTATCGTCTGTTACCTGACCGTCACCGATATCTTCAGACTGGGCCTGTCCAGTAGTGAGGTTAAGAGTGACTGACCACGTTCCCTTGACCCCAGAACTATTAACGGCGCGAACGCGGGCATACCACGTCGCGCCGCCACCACCACCAGTTGCACTAGCAGTGTTGAAAGTGTATTGAGTGGTTGCCTCAATCGCACTCTTCAGATTTGTAGAATACCCTAGGTTCGTAGCAAAATTCAGTTCGTATCTTCGTAGGTCTGGGATCGCTACAGGGTTCCACGCGATAGTTACAGACCCGGGGGTCTGCCCTGTAACACGTAGACCCGTTACTTGCGGGACACCGCCCTTGCCTCGACCGGTTACAGCAGCATCTTGGTTGGCATCAATCTTGCCGTCCAATGATTCTTCAATACGGCGTAGCCGAAGCTCAAGCTCAAGGTCACCTTCAACCTCAAGCCCTAGACGCTTTGCTGATTGACCAGTCATTAGTCACTGATCCGCTGGTTCATCTTGTACTGCCTCACCTCGGAGGCGTCTGCGATATTTCCTAGCATCTGGATAGTCCCCTGCTTCATATTGGTGTGGGGATGTGCCATAGGGCTAGGAGTTACTTCCTTCTCAATCACATCACATAGAAGCTTCTCGATCTTAAGTAGGTTCTTGAATGCTTCATTGATGTTCTTGTTGCCGACACGATCAAGCATAGCCGCTGCATCTTTGGTAATAGCAAAGAGATTCGGCTTCATACCTAGACCGATCATACGCTCTACGACACTATCATACTCACCCTCATAGGCAGGGTATAGTTCACCTAAGAACTCGTGATCTGCGAAGAACGTAGGACCGCTAACTAGGTTATGGCAGATATGAGCGTATAGCTGAAGGAATCGCAAATATGTAGCGATCTTCTCCATTACTCTTCTCCATATCCGGGCGGTAGGATTAGTCCACCTTCTCTATCAGAAGCAGGACGGACAATTCGACTGCGGTTGCTGATCCCTGCCCCAGACATGATAGTCTCTTTCTGGGGGTTGGTGGGCTTATTGACACCACGGCCAAAGTTATCCATTACACGACGAACCATACCGCTGTTGGCTTTGGCAATCTCATTCATGAGATCAGCCTCTTCGTCCATTAGCTTCTGGCGCTTCTCTAGATCTACTGACTCAAGATACCGGCTCCAGCCACGAGCGCCATACTTCCGGTTGAACTTGTCCTGTAGGTACATATTCTTCAGTACGAGATTGAGATAGATATGATCCTTGGTTTCAAGCTTGATGATATGAGCCCAACCATAACCATGACACAATCGCCATAAGTGCCAACACCCTTCAGGGATTGGAACACCGTGACCGTCTGTTAGGACGAAACCGAAGTTAAGCTCACCATGCTTACTCTCGATTGTCATCCGGGGGTCATCAGCCGGGCCGTTATACTCGTTCATGATGTTGTCCCACAATAAGCGGTACCTATGGAATACGGGGTAGATATCGTTATCGAATGCCCGTACATCCTTCACAAAGCCTGCCGGTAGGCTGACGCCTAAAGCACACTTCGTATAGTACACACCACGCGGGCGCATCACTTCAGGTAGTTCAAGAATCATAGTATCCTCCCTCGATACTGAATGGATTGGGCAGGGAGCCCCTGCCCTTTCCTAGAAGCCGAATAGAACTAGAACAACGTCGCTGCTCGATAGGCTTGAGTTATTGAGCGTAATGGTACGCCCACTAATCGATACGCCAATCGCGAGCGCCGTATTTTCACCGTCCGTTACGTTGAGAGCGAATCCGAACGTAGGGCGCTGAAGCCGAGCAGTTACAGTATCCGCATCGGTTACTGCACTGAGGTCGAACACCTCAGCCTTGATCGGGCCTAGTGCGAGGATATAGCTATTGTCAATAGTAGCCATTTGTTAACTCCTTAGTTACTCTTTCGGAATTGGTTCCGCTTCTTAGCCTGCTGCCTGAAGTTGTCTTGGATGCTGTGTCTGCACGGGGGGCAATACTTAGGTGTCTTGGACCCGGGCTTCTGATGGACAACGCATCCACAGTTAGAACAACGGAGGGGAGCAGAATAAGACATTAGAACCTCATAATTGAAAGGGGCTGCCGGGCGGCAGCCCCTTTCATGTTTCAAAGCTGACGCTTAGAACTTAGAGAAGCTCAACGTCGCTGGCGCTGTCGCCCATTGCATCGAACTCTACCGTCTCGGTAGCAGCAGCCGCAACCTGAGTGCGGTCACCAGCAGCAACCTGAGTGTAGAGGTAGAAGTGACCAGTGCTCTTCGTGTAGGTCACGAGGCGAAGGACACCAGTCGAATCACCTGCCTGAGCATCGGCGACGCGAAGGTTAACAGTGTCGATGTTGGTGAGGCCGAGATCGCGAGCCGTGAGGGGCTCACCGTTCTCACCAGCATACGAGGTGACGTTGATTACACCGACAACGCGAGTCTTGCCCTGCTTGGGCGAGCCCGAGGAGTCGAAGCCCGCACCCGGAAGGAACGAGCGGAATCGAGTATTGACATTCTTTGCCATGAGATTTACTCCTGTTACCCAAGATTCCTCCCCCAAGTAACGGGTCGGCACTCTCGGAAATTTGTTTAGAACTTAGGACGCGATCAACTCGCTCCTATTAGATAATGCCGTTTAAGCAATGTTCAAGTCCAACTTGAACAATTGATTAATTGACGCGGAAGGTCGAAGTATTCACACTACCACGGTCATGGAACGTCACGAAATATAGCTCGTGGGGATTCCGATCACCGCGAACGCTCATGCTGAGTAACTGGGCCTTCGTCAGTGTAACCGATGCCGTGGTGTTGTTTGAGTCAGAACTCGCAGCCGTCACAGATAGGAAGAGCCCGGCCTGTGCATTGTTCAATGCTACAAGCTGACCCACCTGAACCTGATGGCGACTAAGCTGCTTGACTTCCCAAGTGATAGTGTTGCTTGCCGGCGGATCGTTCTCATCGATAACGAACTTGTGGATACCAACTTCAGTTCCGTTACCGAGTCGAACGTACCTGCTGAAGATCGGTAGATATGTGCTCATTGTAACTCCTTAGTTGATTCCGATAACGCGCTCTTTGACGAGCAGGCTAGCAAGAGTTACATCATTGCCAACGTAGGTGCCGACATTAACTTGCGTAGCATCACTTGATGTGTAGAAGAGAGCACCGCTCTTCATCTCTGAGTAGCTGTAGAACGAGGGATATACCTTCGTGTTGATTACCCTGCCAACTAGTGAAGAGCCTGTCTGCCCGCTGTTGGCTGATCGTGAATGTGACCCAGAGATGATTGCTGCCGGGGCCTGGATATAGTCAGTTGAGCTAATAGGCTTAACTCGACTGACTACGAATACCTTACCATCCGGCAGGCTTACCGCGTGCTCTTCATAATCTGTTAGCTGCGGGGGAGCCATTCTTGTCTCCTATCTCTCTTGATCCGCGGCGCACTTAGCGTCCGAATCAACAATGTATGTTCTAGCCTTGGGATAGATCCCCTTGGCTTTCATTTCTAGAAGTTCCTCGGGGAGCCCCTGAACTTCATCGATCCTTGAGCAAGGCCAAGCCTTGCCAGTGTAGACGTTGACGCAGCCGGCAAGGAGAAGGGCGGCGATGAACCCGAAACTCAACCGCCATACTTTAGGTTTCATTATAGGTACTTCTCCCTGCCTTCACGGAGAGCCTTCTCATGAGCCTCTTCCGCTTCCTTGCTGCGCTGCTCGCTGATCTTCAGGATCTCCGATTCAGTCTCGGACTTTCCTGTGGTGTAGTTGGACTTGGCATATAGCCAAGCTAGACCAGCGATGATGCCTCCTAATACAACGATTAGGACTGCGAATGTAGCAATTGTTTCCCACCCCATTATCAATCCTCTTTTGATGGAGGCGCTACGGCCACTGATGTTACAGCAGCCGTAGCTTCCCATTTAACTACTCAGCCGGCGGTGCCGGGGGTGCAGGCTTGGTGAGCCCAAGCTTATGCACGAGGCTTGCTACTGCGGCAACGAACTTGTCGTCAGCCTCAGTCGGCGTGAAACGAGCAACGACACTGGCGAGCCCGAGGAAGGCAAACAGCCCCTCAAGAAGCTCCGGGCCATTGGTCGTTAGCCATGAGATTAGTGATCCGAGATCCATTTCTGTACTCCTTTACTCGCCACCCAAGAATGCATTGTACAAATCTGCACGATCATTCAGGGTCTTAGTTACTAGCCTTTGCTGCTCTAGAAGAGGTAGATACTGAAGCTTGTTCAGTGATGCTACCCGGCTGTTAACATTACCGGTATATTCATTAAGCTGGTTGACCATATCTTCAAGATAGATTTCTTTGAACTTGTTATAGTCACCATAGGATTGCCGCTTGCGCTGATCACCCCAATCGAGATTCTTCCAGGCATCTTGAATCTCTTTGTCATAATCTGACTTGATTGTGGTACCCTTATATCCGCGAGCGCCTTGAGCTTTATTCTGCTCCTCAATCCATTTCTGGGCTGTAGAGGCTCGCTTAGTAAGGTCTTCTAGTTTATCTTCATCAACGTAGCTAGCTGCTTCATCTTCTAGAAACTTAAGCTTCTTAGGGATTCCCTCTAGCTCAGCTTGGTTAGCTGCACCTAGAGATGCATTACGCTCAGATAGGCGTCGAAGCATCCCCTCTCGGCCTTCACCTGCTCGCTGCTTGGCTTCTCCGTAGAGATCCAAGAAGCCTTGCCGCATTCCCTTTCGATTGGGATCAACAGCAAGTGATGTGCCAAGGAGGGGATTCTTCTTAAGGTTGCCTTCGCTATTGTAGGCGCTAACAGCCATCTAGAACCCCATGTCCTGCGTGATCAGGGCTAGACTATAGCGGGTGGTGCCCTGCGACACTCTTACCGTGGTTGACCACAACTACTACAACGCCGCCCTGCGAAGATCCGCCAGCAGCGAGAGTAACCGTATCAAGACCACTTACGCCAGCTACCTCATTGCCAGATGCAGATGCACCGGCAATCGAAACGGACGGCCCGCCCGAAGACGGAACCACAACCGCTGCGTTAGTAGCAGACTGGTCAGTATTGAACGAAACGGCAGCACCCTCGTAACCAATGCGGTAGAACGAGAAATACTGGCCGAATACACGAACTACAGTGTGTCCAAGAATAGACATTTAAGTCTCCTTTATTACTTGATCTCAACTAGCACAACCGGTGAACCGGCGGCATTGTTGAGGTAGATGTTGTCCGTACCGGGGATATAAGGTACTCGAACAGCAGCCGTATTACCGACATAGAACTGGTTCATGGCGATACGTAGGTTAGTGTTCTCACTAAAGGCAACTGCATTAGCCCGTCCAGGGTTAGCATCGCCCGGCTGACTGTATGTAGCAATGAAGTCAGCATTGGTCGGAGGGACAACACGACGGACGCGAATCTTGAGATTCCCTACGCCCGTGTCAAAGATCTTTTCATATCCAACGTCAATCTGCGGAGGTGCCATTGTTATAGCCCCCCAACATTGTTGGGAAGGGGATCATCGTGGAACGAAACGATCAGCACTTCTTGCCCGCTCGTACCGGTTAGTGTAAGCCTGTTACGGGGGTTAGTACCATCATGAGCAATAGTGATTGCTGAGTCGGACGGCCGAAGAAGCTGAACCGCTGCGTTCGATGACGCCTTCATCCAGGGCAGATCGACACTATCCGATGCCGCGGTCAGTGTAAGAACCGTAATGACCAGATTGGCGCTCGGAATAGGGCAAACGCGCTGATGATTGATAGTCGCCATTAGAACTCCTTAAGATACAGCCCGGGTGTATTGCTACACCCGGGCTGTTTCAGTTTACCGCGCTACGATTAGTAGGTCGGGAGGGTTAGACCAGTGATCCTTGCGGTCTGGTTTAGCTTCGCACCGACGTTCTCACCGTAGAACTTCATGAGGACCGTAAAGGCGTCCTGCCCCGGTACCCATGCCATGTTTACGCGCTCGTCAATCGAGAGGGGGCGAACGACACCACGCTCAATTGCGCCCAGATTGATGAAATAGATTTCATCAGGGAGAGCAGCCCACGTTACGGTCCAGGGGTGACCCTCGAACGTAGTCATGGCCTGCTGAGCGCCAAGCTCAAGCTTCATGTCGTTGAAGCGCCGGAAGGGTAGCGCGATCTCCGTATACCGGTCGAACTGGTCGTGGTTGGAGATGTACGTGAACCCGTCGAGCGAGTCAACTGCCGTCTCGATCATCAGCCGCTTGCGGAGCCGACGGAGTAGCGACTCATCGAGTGCTACGCTGCCTGCTGCAATGACCTGACTCTGAAGAATCGGGTAGGTCGTGCGGCTGAGGTTGTAGATCGTACCCGTGTTGGACACGAGGGCCGGGAGTCCGAGAGCCGTCACCTCGGCGGGGGACGAAGCCTCGTCCTGCTCGCCAGAGATGTAGATCCCGTCGTCAACGGCAACCGTGACCGGGGCACTTACCGTAACCGAGGGAGTCGAAACGTTCCGGCTCGTAACAGTTACGGGACCAGCCACCTTGAGGCCAGTCGTGTTGTTTAGGAAGACGAGAACCTGCCCGGCGCGGAAGGTTCGGGCATCATCGACCGTGATGGTCGTACCAGCCGTTGCAGCAGTTGCAACGTTGGTGATGCGGCCCGTACCATCCCCACGGAGGAAGGTAGTCTCGAAATTGGCACCAGCGCGTCGGGTTGCCATGTTAATGGCGTCCGTAATCGCTGCTGCGAATGCATCCTCGCCACCGCGGCGAGAAACGGCCTCGGCAAGACCCGAGAAGGATACCGTGTGGTAATACTTCTTCGGCTCAACCTTAGCCTGCTTGATGCGCTCGTTACCGGCACTCGGGAGGGTGTTGTCGTCCTTACCACGCCATGCACCACCCGACTCGTTACCGTCAACGCGCACAGCAAAGTACACACCCTCACCTGAGGGCTGCCACTTGCTGTTCTCCTTCAGTCGGCTATAAACAGGAGCAGAAAGCTGCTGCGTCTGGAAAATTGAATCCACGACGTACCGACGGAGGAGCATGTCGCCTAGAGTCTGAAATGTAATAGACATTAGATGCTCCTAGAGATTACAAAGATCCCCCGTCGCCACCTTGACGACTAGCTAGCCCGCCCACGTCGGAGTAGCTCGCCAACCGCTGCCGAGAAATCGGCATCGGACTGCTCGAACTGACCGTCCTTCATGGATGCCCAATCCTTTGACTCTACTTCCTTGCGGAATTCGTCGTTGGACTGAACAATGGACTTGGGGACATTCTTCATTACTTCTTGCTTGGTCTTCTCGACCACAGCACCGCGCGGAGTTCCGTATGTCTTAATCACGGCAGCCAGGGACTTCTTAAGCTCGGCGGGGATGACTTCCCTACCCTGCTCTTCGATTGTGTCCCAGTTGACTTCGGGAGTCCAAAGCTTGCTGATGATAGCCTTGTCCTCGTCGGAGTATTCATCCGGTAGGGATGCGAGAAGCTGGCGGGCATAGGTGCTGGAATCGTTCCATAGAGCCTGAGCACGCTGCTCAGCCTGCATGTCTTCGATCTCGGCAACCTTCTCCTTCCACTGCTCTTCAAGCTTGGAAAGAGTCTTGTCATCGCCCTTTTCCTTCGCCTCTTCCTGCTCTTCGTGAATACCTTGAAGGGCCTTATCCAGACGCACGATATCCTTAGAATACCGCGGATCCTTCGCCAGTCCCTTGATTGCCTCAAGGATCTGGTGGTCCGTCTCAAGCTGCTTCACGCGCTCGTTGAGACTAGTTCTCTCATCACTCACAGACTTGAACTGGCTTTCGAGGGCCTTGAGCCGTTCGGACGCTTCGTTCTTCTGTGATACTACCTCGGAGAATCGCTCATAAGGAACGGTCTTACTCTTATCTCCTTCGGTACTTTGAGCCTTGCCTTCGGCATCGGCGGGCTTCCCGGCTGCTACTGCGGCCTTTGCTGCCTGCGTGATTTCCGAATCATCGCTCTCTGCGGCTTGCGAGTCCGCTGCCTTACCCGATGCTACATCCTGTAGGGCCTGGGTAAGTTCGTCTGACGCAGTTGCCATAACTGGCACCTCCTATTGTTTAACGCCGGTAGGGAGTAAGCCCGGCTTGATTGAGGAAGAAGGGGATTAAGCTGCGGAGCGACCCAGCCACCATACAGGTGCCTCTTCTAACGCTCCTATTAGATAATGCCGTTTATTTAAATAATCAGTCAGCTTCAGTTAGAGTGAACAAAGAAGAGCCCGGCCAGCGGGGGAGGGGCGCTGACCGGGCTCGCCGCGGCGATGCGGGAGGAACACCGCGCGGTCTTATCGTTGAATCCTTGCTTCCTGATCCCTCACATAGAACGACCATGCCGCACTAGCAGTACCCGTAAGAGTAGCTGTTACTTGAAGAGTTTGATCCACACTGCTATCAACAGTAGTCTTATTCTGACTATTGAAATAGATCTCTGCGCCACCGATGGCCGCAGCAATACCAGTTACAGCTTGGTTTGAGCCAATACCGTCGTGGTCAGTACCGGCAATGAACTGAGCTTGATCCGATCCACAGGCGGCAATCCTGAACTTTACCTGCTTCGGCCGCATTCGGTCTACAGAGCCAAGACCGCTACCGTTTACGTCAACCCTCTTGATCCCGCCCCAGTAGATCGCATAGCGAATGTTGTGACTTACACCAGTGAAGTTATAGGTGTTGCCATTCATCTGGTAGTCTAGGACACCATCAGATCCAAGCAAGCCGCCAGGAACAGTTGCACTAAAGATAGTAGTCTCAGCATTACTATTAGAGATTACTTGATCATATGCAGTAGCTCGCCAATCTTTCAGCCCAAGCTCACCACCACTGATAAGATAGAAGCCATCGGACTTTACCTTGTTGCCGATCTTGGTACCGTCTTTACCGATACGGATATAGTTATCTTGGTTAATGTTTCCAACAAGCAACTGAATCTGACTGGGGGCAGCGATAGATACATTACCGCTTGTTCCAAGAGCAGAGAGAGTGACGTTGGCATTGGACGCCGTGAAATTGAGCGTCCCGCCGTTCAAAGCCTGCGCTGCAACACCGGTAGCGCTCGCCGCGATAATGGATCGTGTGGCAGTGGTTCCAGGGCCAGACAGCGCAGCTCCAGTAGTGCCGATTACAGTTGCATACCCAGTAGTGTTGTCTCTAGATAGCTCACCCGCGTTAGGCACATAGAACGCCTCAGCAGTGATACCGTTATCGAAGGTGTTCCATTGTGCGTTCTTGTTAGCGTAGTTCTGAAGTATGTTGACTACAGGGTTCCCGTTATTGTTCACCGAGAGGTAGAAGTCGCTATTGTTAAAGTTCAGCGCCGTGGGGCTCGTATGGGTGTTAGTCCCATCCTTCACGCTGGACATGACCGAGATGGTACCGCTCTTGTCGGGCACCGTGAGCGTTCTTACAGTGCCGGTCGTTACGCCGCTAACCTCAAACGCGAGTTCCTTGGTCTGGTCCGTGTTGTCGTTGACCCTGAACGTGCTGTCAAGGAACTCTGTCTGGGACGCGGAGGCACCGCCGCCTGCAACGGACGGGAAGAGGCCCCTCAAGTCCGTGTGCTTTACCAGAGTGTAAGAGCCGCCATTCGTGTTCGAGTAGGAATAGATGAGATTGCTGATGAGGAAGCCAGTGCCGGTAAAGGTGCTGGGAATGGTGAAGTTAGTGTAGTCGCTATCATCAGCGATGGCCGCAGCATCGGTCTGATAGTAGCCCGAGGGCAAGTTCATGAAGAGCTTGCAGTCGCTTGAGTTAGAGTTGATACTGCCCCAGACCACTACGGAGATGCGGTTACCGTTGCCAATGGCATTACCGTTAGAGTCCAGGCCGGGCATCGTGGTGACACGAGTGTAGGCCGCAGTCGGGTGGTTCACCACGAAGAAGCCAGTTCCATCAGCGAATGAAGGCCAAGAGTTCCGGTGTAGCTGAAGCACTACACCAGACGAGCACGCAAGGCTTACCGTATCAGGGGTCGGGGCCGTATTGATTGTGGGCGTTAGAGAGACGCCACTAATCCAAGTAGCCGGCTGGGTGCGAATCCAAGCGTTGATGTGGCCGATGTGTCCGTGCCCAGCGGGGTTGGCCGAGTGGGCATGGTCGTTCCACGAGTGAACCTTGTAGGCTCCGTAGCTCTGGACGCCAGCGGCAGACTGGCAGAGCACCTGAGCAACCGGGCAATACTCAATGCTCTCAGCCGGGAACCCTGTAGTGCTCACTACCAATGTGCTAGGAGCAGAAGCCAAGATGTAGACGTAGTTCAGAGTGGGCGAAGCATCGGTGCCGGGAGTCAACGTAGCCGTAATAGGGCCTTGAAAAGTTTGAACGCCAGCACCGAACAAGAGCCTAATGTCGGAGGTGGTAGTCTCACCGGAGTAGCTGACAGTTACCGTAGTGCCGTTACTGGTTACCGATACACTCGTATCGTGCAGGGTAGAGCCGAGGAAGTAGTCATAGGTGAAGTCGTGAAGCTCACCGAAGCCTGTGAGATAGAACGTATCGGTGTGAAGACGACCGTGAACACGGACACCCTCACCACTAACATCAAGACGGTCGCTGCCACCACTGGCGATGTGGAGGTGGTTATGGTGAGGACTGTAGAGCCCGGTATCAGAGTCGCCTACGAATGAAATGGACGGGGCAGGCTTTGAACCGATAGGGACGACTAGTCCCCTGACGCTAAGTTCACCACCGGACTGGACGTAGAATGCCTGGGCGCTGATAGGACTAGCGTCATCGAGCCTTCGATACTGACCATTGGACCAACTCTGAGTAGCTACTTCACCATCGCCATCCGTGTAGAATGCCTCACCTCGGATGACGCCGCCATATTCGGACAAACGTGTCCCTAGCCCCTCAGTTCTAACATTCCGAGCTTCTGTGTAGGGAAATACTCCGCGTAGACCGGGCTGCGTCCTAGCCCACTCATTGAGCTTCTTGATCTGCTCTTTCGTGAGATTAGGCATTACAGCCCCAGAGAGATCGTGATAGAGATAGCCTTCTTCTCGGCCTTCTCCTCTTCCTCTTCGTCCTCTACCTTGGCGTCTTTGCTAGATAGTGAGCGAGCCCATGCATCCATAGCCTTCTCATGTAGCAAGCTCTTTAGCTTCTTGTCAGCCTCGGGATAATGGTTCTCAAAGTAGCCGTTAGAATAGACCTTATCTGCCTCTTCCTTAACCTCAAGTAAAGGCCGAACCTTCTTCAGCATCTTCTTATACTTGGTATCGAAGATCTCATCCGACATAGGCTTAGGAGCCTTGAGTTCCGTAGAACCAAAGCTTCTATCAATCGGGCTGGATACCGGGAAGATTGACAGATACTCATCAGCCATTAGAATCCTACCTGCTCCTTCTTCATGCCAAACTGCTTGGCACTACGGATACGAAGCTGCTCAACACCGGCATTCGGTTGAGCTTGAACGTGACGACCCATCATGGCGGCGCTATTAGCGATCTCAGCCGCGCCTAGTCCCGTATTAGCGGTAAGGCTCTCTACGCCAGAATTAGCGGAGAGATTACCGACATTGTTAGGGAGTAGGACTTTCATGGGGTCCATTATTTGTGCTCCATTCCAAAGCGGCTGAGTTCCGCCTTATAGCCTGCCTTCTGTAGCCGGTTCACCATCTTAGGGCCGGCGTGCTCATTCCATGTATGAACTATGAACTGCACATGAGCGTAGGTGGTGGCGTCTCGTTTCTCTAGCCATCGCACCACCTCCATTCCACAATCTTCTCTGCCGGAATGGACGTACTCCGTGCTGTTCAAGTCATGCTCTAGTGAGACTTGCTCTAGTCTCACCCTGTAGTCAATCAGAACATCGATTGCTTCAGGTACCGTTCTAACCCAGAATGTCCTAGCTCTGTCTTCATCTGATAGCCGCTGATAGTGTACCGCGGCTCGATTCGGATCATCATCTAGAAACAGTAAGACGCCATCGCTCCCCATGTGGCTCTCCTAATCGAAGTTGATCTTAACTCCCATCTCATCTGCAATCTTACGGAGAACTTCCTTCTTACTCTCTAGTTCACAATCCGGCTCTCCGTTGTCCGCATCGTACTTCTTGGCCCGCTTGAGTAGATCCTCGAACTGGGCGGGCCAGTAGGGCTGGATCCATACTTCCTTGGGCTGTGCTACGCCCCAATCCATTGCCATACTATACGTACACATTAGTCTCCCATCCTCTTTCCTTTAGCGTGATGCTTGAGCTTGCGCTTATGACCATGCGGGCCGTAGCTAGCAGCAATAGCTCTAGCTTGAGCAGGGTTCTTAACGAGATGCCCCGATCCTGATCGGAGCGTCCCGTGCTTGAACTTATGCATGATCTCGCTAGCCGGCATTAGCCGCCATACCCTGCCGGGTTCCAAGTCCCTGCATAGAGATCCTCAGGATTGTTCTTGAGAACATCGGGTAGGTTACCCATGATCCGATCATACACTGCCTGAGCCGCTGCACGATCCTCATTCGTGATACCGCGCTTAGTAGCTCGACCAAGCGTAGCGCCGTATGCAGAGCGTGCCCGCATCATTCGATCCTTGGCATCCTGATCGTAGAGTATATCATTTGCCTGACTGGGGTCGCTCATGCCGCCGAACATGGCGTTGGGGGATAGGTTAGGTACGTCTACGCCAAGGCGCATGTTTCGGAACTTATCCCGAAGTGCTACACGCGCATCTGTGGCATATGCCTGTGCGGCAGCCTCACCACCGCGAGGATCACCCTTACGGCCAAGGCCAGCAAACGACTGGTCATCAAGTACATTACCCGCTAGATTGGCATAGCGCTGATACCAAGTCTCACCCGCCTCATTCTTCTGTGACATATGCTTAGGGTGAGCAGACGGATCAGGTAGTGACTCCGGGCCAGCGAAGTCTTGGGTCAGGAAGCCCTTGGAGGCGTGGGCTCGATGGGGCTTAGCAAAGCCAGCAGCAAAGTCCTCGAATGCCCCTAAAGCATTAGCACCAGCTACGTCACGGAGGCGACCCATCTGCTTGAGCAGATCCTCGCGTCGTCCGATCTCGGGGATCTGCCTACGGAAGCCCATGCCAACATCCATAGGAGTGTTGATCTCCTTCAGGGTGCTTTCATAAGCCGCCTTCTGATGCGGAGATAGGTAATCCGTAGCAGAGCGCTCACCGAACTCGTAAGCTGCTCTAGACTTACCCTGATCGCTTTGCTTTGTCAGGGTTCTTCCGTATGCCATTATCCATTGCCTCCGGGTTTCTGACCCATCATGGCAGCCATTGCCATTTGGTTCTGCATTTGCTGCATTTGTTGCATTTCGAGAAGTTGAATCTGCCGCTTGTACATATTCATCAACCCGATGAGTGCCGTCTGCTGATCCTTCGGTAGATCAATGAATCCGTCTTCCTTCACCTCGTTCACTAGGATTGCGTGGAAGATGTGCGGATCATCCTCAGGTAGCATATAGACGTATTCGGCGCGATTGTTCTTGATCAGTGAGATCATCTTCTTCGCGCGGTTAACATCGGGGCCGCTGGGCATAATCGCCTTCTTCAGACTAAGCTCTTCAAGGATAGCCTGTCGTAGACCGATATCCGGCACAGCCATGATAGCCGGAAGGTACTGTAGAACCTCGATCATCTTAGCCTCGCGGGCTTCCTTGCTAACCAGTGCGAGGCTTACCGTATCGACGCGGACGACAACATTATCAGACAGATCCGTACCGGAGAAGTTATCAATTGAAAGTCGGCTGTGCTTCTCACGGGCCAGTACCCTAATGCGCTCCGCGTATCGTGCGTCATTCTTAACGTTCTTCGCCGTCACTTGAAGAAGAAGTGTACCTTCCTCTTGTAGAGATTCGTCCCACTCCTGTAGGGAAGCGGAACGGCTAGCCAATGCCTGCTTTCGCAGAATATCAATCATAGCCGCTGAGTTCACGCCAATAGGACGTTCGCCGCGTAGGATCTGCTCCGTACCGGCGATCTTCTCAAGCATACCAAGACAGAATTGTTTCTCCTGCTCAAGAGCGGGAGGTAGAGGCGGCGGATATACCGGCTCAGGCTTGTGCGTGGCAGTACGTCTCGGGTCAAACGTATAGACGTGACCGGGAGTACCACCCCATGAGTCTTCTCGCACATGCGAGCCCTTCGGCGCAATCCACATGGAGATAGGAGCCGTGCGCCGCCACATGATGCCAGTCGTGTCAATCGAGTTGATTCGCTTGATGTAGGGCAGCATCTTGCTGATCATACTGCGGCCGTAGATGCTACCAGCCATTGCTTCCCAGCGGTAACGAACATACGGGTGCCAGCGGCTAGGCCAGCGAGGATCATAAGATCGACCGCCTACATCCTTAGGCGAATCATACAATACATGCCGCCCCAGTGTAATCACGGTGCGGCCCTTCGGCCACGTAGCACACGGCGCGCGGTCAAAGGTTCTAACTACTGCGTATCCTTCCCAAGTGTCGGGAGCACCGAGGTAAAGACTCGGACCCGGACCCTCCACCAGAGTAGCAATGCGCTCCCACCACCACATAGAGAGTTCAGTAATGTTCTCCTCAGTGACGTTCTCAATCGCATCTAGGTTCCACCCCTTGTCCTTTGTTAAAGCAAACTCGCCCCTCTTAGGGAGCTTGCCGTACTTGTCACGAAGAGCGCTGATGGGAGTGAACTCTTCCTTGATAGTCCAGTTCATGCTCGTGCCGTTCCAATAGTGAACATCAGGAAGATGCATCTGGAACGGGGAGATTACGTTTGCTGCAATATCCCCATACTGAATCTCTTCAGTCATGACCGGGTTACCCTGCTCATCTAGCACGGGAACCTGACGCGGGACGACCATTGCCGTAGGCTCTGATCCCTCAGGGAATACTACAGCCTTCTCTTCGCGTGTCTGGGGAACCTGCATACGGCGGGGGATCGTAGGATCCCAAGCAATCTCCATGAATGCGATACCGCAGTGCATGAATAGCCGTGCGATCTCTCGGTGCTTCTCAGGCATCCCCAGAGCTTCCCACAGATACTCAATGGTAAGCTCGCTTAGCTCTGCTGAAGTCTGATCCTCGTCCTTGTCGCTCTTAGGAGATACGCGAGGACGAGGGCGGTTCTCTGTGTAGAGAGCCACGTTCGTAGAGATGTACGGCCCTAGGATATCGTTCGTGGGCTTCGGAATGTTCGCCCTGGCCTCACGGATGACCGACAGGTCACCGATGCCCGAAGAGCTTGAGTTAGCGATTCGGGAGATGACGATATCGTTGATGTAGTGTCGGCCATTGGAGAAGAAGAAGTTCTCCATCCAGCGAACCGCACGAGCCCAGTGAGCGCTCTTACGGTCCTGATTGACTACACTCGCATACTCATGAATAGCCGCTCCCACACGCTCATCACCGTGGGGAACGGTATCAATCATATCGAGCTTAACTCGACTGCCGCCACTCGGCCTATATGAAATGCCACCGCCGGTAGCCATTAGCTTTCCTCATTCCCGTGAAGTGACTCGAACTCAGGCCCACCGGCCGCATTCTGAAGTGCCGAGATCATATCATCTGCGTCCCTGAATAGGTCGCCTTCAAGTTCATTTAGAAACAGCGCATTGAACTTGTTTAGATCTTGCTGTCTCTTTAGTTCTTCGGGATCAGCCTGCGGCTCCCTGGCCTGCTCCTCTGCCATCTTCATATCCCTATAGACCATAGGGGATTCCTTGGCAATGAGGGCGTCCTGAAGGATGCCGATAGTCTTGCGAAGCTCCTCTACCTCAGCTTCCTTCTTCTCAAAGAACTTCTGAAGTAACTCGTTCTCTCTCTTGAGAGCGGATACTTCAGCAATCAATTGGTCTTTACTTCCCCAAGCCATGACTAGAAGTCGTCGTCCTGGCTGCCGTCATCTTCCCAGTAACGACCCTGGTTAGCCTCGAACTCCGATACTCCCTTGCCCTGACCATGAACGTGAATGTACTTCGCAAGCTTGCGACTACGCTCACCATCCTCATCATTAAGCTCAAGAAGCTCACGAGCAATGGCCTGCTTCGTATTAGCGTCCTTCAGGCCGGCAGCAATCGTGCGCGCCATAGCCTTGCTAGCCGCCTCTGCCTTGGCCTTCTTACGCTCATTCTCTCGCTCAAGGCGAGCTAGTAGAGCCTGATCGCTTCGCGTATAATCTCGTGTGTCATCATCAAAGTCAGCCATGTTACTTCTCCCTAGTAATCGGCCCGAACCTGCCACATACGGACAGTCGTGAACACGTTAGCTGTTTCATAGAATGCACCATCGCTACCGAAACCGTCGGTAGCCCTAGTCACTGCACAACGATGTTGAATCTCAAGCGTTGTACTTCGTGATAGTTGGAACTTACCAACAATCTTGGACTTGGTTTGTACCGAGTCGCCCGTGATTGCAGAACCGCAGTATTCTGAAGTTCCCAATACTACGGTTGCTGCGCTACCACCAGCTTGGTCGGTAACGTCTGCTAGACGAGCAACGTGCTCGCCTACGTCCAGCGCCGGGGCCTCTGCCTCAATGAAATAGATGCCGGCAGGAAGCGTGAATCGTGCCCCGTCGCCTGGACTAAGACTCCCCGGTGAAGCCTCAATATCAATAACTCCAGCTACATCGGTGATAGTAGTAGCGAAATCATTGAACAATACGGATGTTAGATCACGAGTCTTCCAACCAGCAAAGAAGTTGGTGTCGGCATTGAAGTCACCTCCTGCCGTACCCGAATCCTTCGAGTCCACCATCTCAAGGTAGGGAGATTGCAGTCCTTTATGGAAATGGGCGTTATCGGTAACGTCCATCTTGTTCTTGACGGCAAGATCCCCGCTAACATTAGCCATTGTTCAGCCCTATGCGTCGGCGCTGTACAATACGGTAACATAGCTGGTAGCTGCCTCTGCCGCCACGATCATTCCTTGAACAATGAACCCATTCGAGATTTCAATCGTGTGGGTATTGTCCGCGGGGACCGTGATGTTGAAGACACCGTTACCAGCAGCGTCGGTGATCTCATAATCAACAACTGCATTGGTGGTGTTCGTGATTGTGATAAGGAACACTCGCATCGAACCGGTGGATACCGTTCGAGCGGAGCCAAGGTTGTTGTTGTAGATCCTAGTAGCAACGTTGCTCATGGAAGACTCCTATTCTCCTATTAGATAATGCCGTTTGTACAATTCTTCAGGCAGAAGAATTGATCATAAACAATTAAACATTGTCGATATGATAGTTCCACTGAGCCAGCTTTAGCTCAGCGGCGGCGAACAATCCAGTAAATCCGGCTGCGCCGTTGTCATTACAGTTCCAGTATGCTGTCCCGCTCGTAGCAAGCTGTGACTGGACTCTGTATGTGTAAGTGCCCGCTCCGGGGTTATCAATCCATACAAACGTATAAGGCAGGGTCGCATTATCCGAGTCCTGAGTAGAAGCAGCACCGTCAGGGACGAGAGATGGAACTTGAATACCAATGGGAATGGCGTTGGGACCAGACGTTCCATTAGGCGTAATGGCATTTCCGTTTCTGGTAATCCGAATCTCGGGATAGCCGCCGCCGGTAACAGAGTTTGTGCCGATGTGATAGCTACTGCTGAACACTATCATTATCGGTGCTGTCCCGTCCGTTGTGATTGTCAAAGAATCAATGCCAGGAGTATTGGCCCAGCTTGCTACTGTCTCTATCTTCAAGCCAGTAATGGCGGTGTATTCAAACTGACTGAACACGCGAGTATCAATCGCGTGGCATCGTAGAGCAGAGAACGCTTCGGAAGTGCCTGTAACGTTTTCGTGTTTGTTGCACTTGAAGCCAGCCGTATAGGAGCCAGCTTTCAAATGCTTTACCTGAATCGAGCCAAAGAATAGCTGTGTGGACTCGCCCGTCGGATACGAGCACTGGAACCCGCGGCCTGTCTTTACAGCACCGGAAGTAGCAGTGTCCGTATTGACGCCAAATGCGTCTACTCCGTCCAGCAAGAAGTGCCAACGTAGGGAACGGGTCGAAGCAGTAGAGCCAGACTCAACACGGCAGTTCCACCACAGAAGATAATCGCCCTCTCGTCCTACATTGAAGGTATCGGTGACGGTGCCAGACACGTCGTTCTTTACATTATTAGGGTCAATGCTACCCGCGTCAGCAACGTCCCATTCTTCGGCCTGCTTGCCGATGGTTCCACCAGCATTCCAAGCAATAGCAGTCTGTGGGTCACCAATAGCTAGTGAAGAGTAAACAGGAAAACCAACAAATGTTGCACCCTCGCCTCTAACTTCCAATGTACTGGAAAGTGTGCTATTACGGAAGTTCACGCCCCATTCAGATGCCCTACCAGCAGCCGGTCTGTCGGCAGACATGTTGAAATAACAGCCACCGTGGTCGCGAGAGTTAGCTGTAGTAATCGTGCAGTTGACCCACTGTGAGAACGCCGTCGCGGTAGCATCAGTCTGGGAAGCTCCAGTGCCTTCAAAGCAGTTCCATCTACCTGACGTTTGTGGGTCACCGGCTGTATAGTCCATTGTAGTCCAGCAGCCGAAGATGGCTAGCCGACCAAGCTCCACTTGTTGAGCACCAATACCACCAGCAACAGTAGAGCCACCGCCATTATACAAGTGCATTGCATTATCGTTAGTAACGGTTTGGGTTCCGCTAACAGACTGGGCGATAAGATTGGGGCTAGCAACATAGCCACCAAACTGGCCTCGTTCTATAGTAGTCTTAGAAGACTCCTTAGGGTTCAGCCCGCCAACGTTGCCGCCATTGAGTGTGGTGTTTACTCTAGGCATTAGCCGCTCAATCTGATCCTGATCCGCCCACGGATACGGTCAGCGCCGGCCAATGTGAGAACGCTTGCTACGAGAGAGCTATCTACAGACATGAGGTTGTTCGCAGTTGCAGTGATAGCGCGCCTTACAGGAGAAACGTAGAACTCACCTAGATTGTTTCCGGCACCGCCACTGCCAGTGATACCAATACCGCGTGGCTTCATCTCTGTGTTACTGAGAATGTAGAAGCCTACTGATGCTGAGCCGGTTGAAGAAGCAAGTACCACCTCTTCGATGATGTATCCCTGTGATACGAAGGAGTCAAGGAAGTAGTTTGTGATGCCGGGGCTCACAATGTCGATGGGCATGTCGATCTGAGAGAAATCATGACCCAATCCTTGTGCGCCGGGGTTCAGATAGAAACCAGCCGCATTAACCTTGTCTCTAACTCTAACTGCGCCATCAACAGTAGTAAAGCCGGTAATGTCTGTACCGGCAGTAAGGCCGATGCGACCCGTAATGTCTCGGGTGCCGTCAGCCAGGACGTATTGGGTGTGATCGTCATCGGCCAGACCCGTTAGAGCACCGTGATCGCTGACGCCAGCGCCACCACCAGAAGAGCCACGGAAGTTGACTTGAACTTCATCTGTGTTGGGGCTATTCTGGGTGATGTAGAAGTTGGCAGTCTCAAAGTTGATGACTTTGATGCCATCGAAGGACGCAACACCATCAGACTGCTTGACCACCATGCCATAGAAGCCGGGCGGGATATCGTCGAGTCGTGCAGCATCAGAGCTAGTATTGCCCTTACCGACGTTCTTGATCTTATTGTTACCAGCGTCAATTGGGCCTGAGGCCGGGGTATTAGCCACTACGATAGTAGTAGGATCAAGTACGAAGTTAACTACCTTCTCAATGGAATCCGCGTCCGTCTTCCTAGGAGTAAGATAGAAGTGGTTTCGATTGAAGAGGTAAGGTACAAGCTCACCACCAAGACTGAGGTAGAAGTTAGCTGCTGTTACTTGCTGGCCGAACTTACCAGAAGCAGCATCGAGCAAGTCGAAGCCGCCCATATCAAGATCGCCCGTCATTGCTCGGGTGCCACTCACTAGGAGATATTGAGTATGATCGTCGTCCGTTAGACCAGTAAGAGCGCCGTGGTCAGTTACACCGCCTCCACCACCGCCAGTAAGCTCACCAGTGAAGGTGTAGAATGCGTTGGCACGAATGATCTTATGGAACTGTAGCTTGTTCTTGTCAATGGTTAGGTTCTTGGAACTACTTAGAACATAGCCAGTACCGGCCTTGAGATTAATATCAAGGTTCCCGCCAGCAGACGTATTTAACGTGATACCATTAGTGCTACCGCCACCACTATTGGTAACTGTAATGGTACTACCGGAAGCGAACTGCGGGTCTGAATTGACCGCGCGAAGCTGAACTTGGTCACCAGTGCCAGAATGCTGAGAGATGATGAACAATCCCCTCTGGTGAGCATGAATGGTCTTAGTGCTGCTAGTGAAGTCGTAAATGTCAAGGCCACTAGTATAGAACGAGCCGGCCTCTACACGGTCAAGAACTCGAACTCCATCCTTGCCGATAACCATGCGCTCAGTGCCGCCCACGTCAACGTGGATGCTGCCACCAGCGTAGATGTTGTCTCCGTTGTTGAAGTAGAAGCCCTTCATGCCTCCGAGCTTGGGCTGGAGTGCTACTGTGGCATCTACGCCTACAACGGTAGTGGCTAGGTTTCGATCACCGGTTAGAGTGATGATACCGCCTGCACCGGCCGTAGGACCGTACTTCAGGTTGATTACGGGGTTGCCGTTCAGGTCACTAGAGACGTAGAAGTGATCCTGATTGAAGTTAGACAGGTCTGCACTGATGTAGCTGTTGTTACCATCAGTGATGGTCATGCCGCCAAGACGCTTGGGATCAAGTGAGACGTGCGCAGTCTTGTGGGCACCACCAGCAGCAGGATCTAGGTCAACGTTGATGTAGAAGAAGCGACTATCGAAGATCACGTCCGCGTTCGGGTGCATGAGCCGCTGGCCGGCGGTCTGGGCATCCGTGCGCATAACGAGGTAGAAGGGGTCACGCGGGACAAGGCTTACCGCCCCCACACCACCAGAGGCGATGTAGACTGAGCCGGTTACTACGTCATGGAAGTAGAAGTATGCTGTGTTGGGATCGCTAACGTCAGCCTTGTCAGGGATGATGACACGCTTATCAGTGTCCATAACCTGAACAAGTACGGGACTGATGCCGTAGTTATGTTCAACAACCCACTCTTGGCCTACCTTCGTGAACTCCTGAGCGCGGCCGAATGGGAAGGTGTATTTAACCTCTACCCCGCCCTGGTTGCCGCCAGAGGTGATTTCTGCTAGCTCAAAGCCGTCATCTACGTTGAAGAATAGCTTACTGCGGTGTAGGAACGACTCATCTGCCGTAGAGCCCGTCTCACCGATCTGATAGATGTTCTCAAGGCCGGGACCATAGAAGCCGGCATCCGACTGGATACCGCCCGGAGCGACAGACTGGAACTGACCGTCTGCTAGACGGATGCACCATACGTCTGTCCAAGAAGGGGTAGCTACAGTACCGTCATTCTTCTGAAGGCAGAACTCACGAGTGCTCTTGTTGTAGTAGAAGCGATAGCGATTGCTGAATGCGATATCACCGAAAGCTTGCCCTAGAAGAGATCTAATGGCGTTGAGCGAGTCTTGGCCGTCCTGCAACTCTTGGAAAGAGTTGCGTACCATCGCCTTTGTCTCGGCATGATTCTGACGGATCTCTCCCCATTGAAGATTAAGCGGCTTGCCGTCAATGACGGGCCACGGGGCGTAGAAGGTACCGAATCGTTCAGTGTTCGCCATTAGTCCTCTTGGATGATGGTACCGTAAGAATACCACGTCCCGCTATCGGTGAATGTCTGCTTAGTCCAATCTTCCCATCCGTGCTGAACGCCGGAAGCCTTTGGTGAAAGAGTTGGCTTAAGAGTGATCTTACTGGGCTTGATCAATAGGTCACCGGGAGCTAGCGCCTCTTCAACATGCTTATTATCATTTTCAGGCAGACGCCACTCGTACCGGTCTGACTTGCCGGGATCGGTGTTACCGTCTTCGATTGTCCACCGATTGCCCAAGCTGAAACCTCACTAGATTAGTCCCTATTAGATAATGCCGTCTCATTGATTGTTTAATCCAACAAAGGCGATTTGTTTTACTTTATCCTAACTGGAAATTTCCTGGCGGAAACGGCATTATCTAGTAGGAGGACTGAAATGCCTGACCGATTTGAGGACACCTTCATGGGTCGCCCGAACACTATTCGGGCGTATCGTTCACTTTACCTTAATCATATTCTCAGCCTTGGGAGTGATGATATCCCTAATGCATTGAACAAATGGAAAGAGAAAGGGCTGAGTGTTCGTACTCGTCAAGTATTGCTTCGTCTATTGCGCGACTATCGGAAGTTCTACAACCTCCCTCCTGTTGACATTAAACAATATCACAAGATGCTGACCCGGGAGGAGCAGCAGCCCGAGCTAGTGGTGTTGACCGATGCTCAAGGACTGGCGCTAACTCACATTTGCCGTCGCGTTGAGCCCAAGTTCCTCCCTGTCCTTCTACTGGGCCTACACGCCGGGCTCCGCAGAGGAGAGGTGTTCGGCCTCCGGTGTGGCGATGTTGATATGATCAAAGGCCGGATCAAGGTATCCCGCTCCTATGACGGGCCTACCAAGAACGGCCGCACGCGCTTCGTCCCCATGTCAAAGGAACTTGTGGACGCGATGACAATGGGCCGAAATGTTGCATTCCGTGCCCCAGAAGAGCGCATATTCGAGATCCACGACCCCAACCCTATCCTGCGACGCCTGTGCCGGTTCATCGAGGCCCCGGAGATCCGGTTCCATGATCTGCGGCACACGTTCGCTACTACTGCGCTTGAGAGGGGTATCTCTCCCAAGCAAGTGCAACTGTGGCTAGGACACAGCAACGTAACTACCACCCTAGGCATCTATTGGAACGTAACCCAAGATGAGGTAGACATTAACAAAGCAGTTGGAGGATGACTATGAGCAAGTATTTCAAGCCTGTGGAGTTTCCTGAGGAGCCCGACCCGGCAGCTAAGCCGGTGTTCAAGCCTGAATTCATCTTCAACAAAGAGAAGGTGAAGGAAGCTGTACGAGCAGTTAAGGACGAGTCAGAGAAGGTGAAGGTGGCCGACAACGGTTACACTCACTATGGGATCGATCCCGGTAAGGGCGGTTTCGCTGCTCTGTTCTCGCGCCTGACCATGTTCGAGAACGACCCTACCCAGAAGAACCTAGATGGCGTCGTTCAGATTGCCATGCAGGATATCAGTGCAAAGTTCGCGCTGTTCGCTAAGGACACGCTCGATGCAACAAAGGAGAAGAATAATGAGTGAACTTACACCTCGGGACCATGAATTCGTAGATGCCTTCTCAGGCTTCTTCTACGATATGTTCAGGGCGGCAGGGGTCACTATGCTGCCTGTCAAGAGCCACGAGAAGATCCGCACGGTAGCAGAGAAGTTCGCCAAGGCTATCGAATGGCGGGCTGAGCACAAGGCTGTAGAGGTGATTAAGCTTCTACAGAAGGCTATGACCGAAGCTGTCGTTCTCATTGAGAATGACATGAACGATCTACGTTCACGGGTGGAGGCACTTGAAAATGAAGCTGCTACTAAGCGGGCCGATTGAGGGGCACCTTAATGATTTCTACAACAGTATTAAAGGTTCTGGGGCTAATTGGGTTGTATGCGCTGGGGACTATGGTGTACACCCTGATCCTCACTACATGGATCGCGCCTCTCGTAAGCACGCTGGTAGGGACTTCGCACGAATGTATGTTGGAGCCCTCACCCCTTACGTCACACCAACCCTTACCATCGCAGGCGTGCATGATGATCACCACTGGCTCACCAGACGAGTGAACTCTGGGAATACGCAGATCTTGAACAATGTTCACTATCTGCATCAGGGGTTCAAGACGACTATCGGCTGGGAGAGTGAGCTACGGGTCACAGGATTCGGCAAGGTCTATAGCGCGGATACGTACAACGGAGAGCCCGGCCCTAGGTATTACCGGCACTACACACGCAGAGAAGTAGAGAGAGCCTGCTCTAGTGGGCCAACGGATCTGCTAGTGGTGTACGAGTATCTAGATGCTCCGGGGATCCGAAACATCATCTACGCCACCCGTCCTAAGCTCGTGGTAACGGTGACCCACCCCAATCGAGAGGTATATCCGGCCATTCAGAACATTCCTGTAGTGTCCCTAAAGAGGCATGAGACAGTTATGGTTGAATGGAAGGATGGAGTATTTGTTCAATAGTGGATTGAACAAAGAAACAAACGGCATTATCTAATAGAGCATGACGCTCTAGAAAGGGAGATACATATGACTTCGTTCAAGAACAAGCTGGCTACTGCCAAAGAGCAGGTGAGAGACGCCTACCTCAACGGCGCTACAATGCGCGAGATCGCTGAGGTTCATGGCGTGTCACCGGGAACGGTCAGGAATACCCTGATCGAGCTTGGTGTCAATCGCCGCCGCCCGGGGCGTAAGGCCGGCAAGAAGAAGGAGAAGGAGCTACTTCCGGTGAAGGATCTAACCGATCCCACGCCTGAGGTTGTCCTTCAGACTAAAGGAGATAACTAATGGCTTACGTTTCACGTCTCTACAATCCTACCCCGTGGGATGAGGCAATCGAGTGGGGGAATCGTGGCGTCAAGATCCGCGTCCCTGCGTTCGGTCACGCTGACCTGACGCACGAGCAGATGCATGACTTCCGCGAGAACAATCCCGGTTCGGAGTCCGTTCTAGACTACCTGAACTTCTTCGGGATCTTCCTCTATGATGCTGATCGTCCTTATGACAATCAGGCACTCGATGCACTAAAGAAGGCGTACAGCCTTCGCAAAGAGCGCTACGATGCTCAGGTGCGAAACATCTCCAGTGAGCGCAGCAAGGCCGGGCTTCCACCGGATCCCGATGCACTTGAGGAGCAACTTCGCATTCTAGGCGTTGTCGCTTTCCGTGAGAAGATGGAGACTCTAAAGAAGCTCGTTGAGAAGCTTGAGGCAAACGTTGGGCCTGACCGTGCTGCACGCCCGAAGCTTGACCCTGCTCGGACGATCTTCGTGACCGACCCGCCCCGTGAGTTCCCTTCGGTATCCGCAATGGAGTTCTTCCTTGAACTCAACCCGGATGTGAAGGCCAAGCACGAGGCGTTCAAGGCTCAGTCAGGAGCACAGGCTAATGCCTAGAGTATTCCTGCCTGATGGGAATGCGAACGAGGCAATCGTCAAGCGTGGCGATTTCTCTATCCGTATGTCGCCGGCCGAAGTGGACAAGGCGACCTACATCGTAGGGATTGCGCTTAGCATGGAGACGCTGGATTCGGTTCCCTCGCATATCACCAACTCCCCATTTGTCGTTCGATTCTTTGAGAACGACATGCTCGCTCTTGAGCGGAATGACAGCAAGGGTTCAGTACCCTTCTCGTTCCAAGAGGGCGATGAGTTGATTACTACGCTTCAGCAAGCACGCAGTATTACGATCAATGATCGTATGCTGAGCAAGAGGCCCGGTATGCGATAAGTTTCTAGTAGGGAGCTAGAAACTGAACGGCCCGCCGAAAGGCGGGCCGTTTCTATTTGCGCTTGAAGACTTTAAGTTTGTATATGTGAGCTACCTGCTCCCACTTGTCCGGGGTCAGGTGCTCCTCAATCACTCTACCAACAGGGATCATATCTACATCATGAAATGCGATGAGCCCATTGGGAGCAAGGAAAGGTGAGTAGTTCTTGAAGTCCGTGTAGCAAGATTCATAGTGATGGTCAGCATCAATTAAAATGAAATTGAACTTTACACCCTTCAAACGCTCATGCCAGTCATACGTGAACCCGGGACATACTTCCACAAACTTACCTAGACCAGCATCAGCCATTCCCTCATCAAATGCCTTACGCTGATTGTGTACGTGGTTGAATAGATCTACTGCATACACCTTCCCCTTACTGCCAGAGTCTCTAAGACCCATAGCCATACAGGCTGTCGATAAGCCACGGAAGACCCCTAGGTTGAGGTAGTTGCCCGACCCCATATGGCGAGCAGTGCGATAGAAGTAGTGACATTCTGCTGAGACGTGCATGGAAGTCTTGATATGCGTGTACTTCTTCCAGGGAGCCGGCTCATCTCCCCAGCCTCGAATCTCCTTCATCTTGTGAGGCTCAGCAATCACTCCCTGCTGGTTGTACCTTGCGATTTGGTAGAGGGGGTCGATAGGAGCACCCGTCTCATCGAACTTGAATTCTCGCTTCAGTACATACGGATAGAAGCGAGTCTTGAATTTCCAGCTAATCTCATCAGGATCATGACCGGGAGTAGGAGTATCATTCGGTAGCTTGCGTCCTTGATTGATCCACTTACTATAGTAGTTGTTGTAGAAGTCATCAACAGACATACCCTTAAGGTAATCCTTCAAACAATCATAAGCATATTGATATTCATAGCAGAAGGTGTAATAGTCTATGTAAACAAACTTAACGCCAGCACGCTCGCACGCCTCGCGCGTTAGCTTCTCTCCGTCCTTAAACATCTTGATCAGCATGTTAGCCTGCTGATAGGGAGGGTT